CAGTAAAGGTTAGCCGCGGCTTTGGCTACACGGATACCCCACTGGCTTTCTTCGTCCGTCCACTCGTAGTGCATATGCTCTGCGGTATCGCAGTCCACGATGACGGATCTAATTTTTGGCAGGTAAGGTAATCTCTGTAAATGCATCAGCATGTAAGCTTCGATGGCTAGCTGACAACAATCCTTCTGGTATCGTTTAGCCTTACCCTTAGTATTTACACGGCACTTGTAGTCCGCTAGAAAGATTCTGGAGTCCTTGATGCCCACGAAGTCCACAGAGCCAGCGATCCTGATGCCCCCGTGACTGACTAATTTTTCACAGCCCAAAGCTTGGACGTTATTGTCATCGATCCAGTCCAGAAAAGGAGAAGCCCACTTGTCCCAACATGATTTACCTGGGTGTTCGTCAATGCCCAGAACGTGGTGATTTATCATACGCTCGATAGTTCCGTGAACCGATGTGCCGAACTCATGCGATGGTATTAACTCACCATCCTTTGGGTGCGGTCTAGTCCCGTAGACCATCTCTGCAAGATTGGCCCAAGGCAAGTCAGGATGCTCTCTGGCTAGCTCCGTCATCATCCTTGGCTTGTAGACTTCATCAAGGAAGGAGTCCTTGACTATGCCTAACACCGTCGTAACTGACGGATAAATATCTGCGCCAGCTTTACGGGCTTGTGCAGGAGTTCCCACCTTCGCCTCAAACTGAGGCTCAGATGGGTTCTTGCAGTTGTAGAAGTGACTCATATCTCCTCTTGATCGAGGATGAAGTTAAGTGCGTCACGAAGAGCATCGAGGTCTGAACATTCAGCCTTAACATAATCAATTTTGCATAGATCTTGATCGCCCTCAGAGTTCACAATCACTATACTCTTACTCTTTGGATCTATTATATTGTTTACATACAAAGCCCGTAGATGTCTTTGTGCCATCAGAGCAAGGAGTTGCGTGTCAGTGCGAGGCTCTAGCTGAGTTCGGATCGGCATAATGTATTGATCCCCCGCTTCAAGTTCTCCGATGCGAGCATCAGAGAATCTGCCACGGAGTCCCACGGCTGATACGATTTCGTCATGAGGCAAGCCTATGGCTGGCCCATCTGGATACGTGTGTATTTTTATTTTCATATGTTTAGTTGGTTGGTTTTATGTAGGCACAGCTTCACTTAAAAACTGTGCAGGAAAATTCTAGTAGCACGGTTGGATCATTCTAATAAAATGGTGGAGCATACGATTAACATAACTTACACCTAATTTTATATAGGCTTACCCCTTTTTATATGTCAAGAAAAAGTTGGGTAAGTGATTCAAGTTCAAAGATATTTAATTATTTTTTACGACCGCTTGTATGAGGTAAATTTAGTCTACCTTTGGCGGCATAGTATTGATTCAGGCTGATCGTGCTATCCTTTATGACGTCCTTTAAATTTTGCTTACTACTACGTACTAGCTTGTTTATTCTCCTAGCTTCATCGTTTATTCTTTGAGTATTTTTAGCCTTTTTTGCACGTAGCATTTTTGTGCTGTAAACTCCACGACGAATAGCAAGATCACGCATCGCTTCAGGTCTGCCATCCCAAGGTGTTCCTTTGACGGCTTGAGGCCAGCTCATCTTTTGCTCTTCGACCCTCGTGATTATCAGCGACAGCCAATTAGCCTCAGCCTCTGGATCGACGCAGATTTTTTGCCTGTTCGGCCTACGTTCTACGCCATCGGTTATGTCTGCTGTCTTGAGCAGTTCGTGATATTTTTCTGTCATGGATTGGCAAAACGCCAGTGCGGATCTTGCTGATTCTGAATACATATTGATTTATGGTTAGTTGTTTTTTGCGCTTGATCGTCTCGCGCTTGATCGTCAGACGCTACAAAAAAACGTAGCTTTGTCTACCAAAAAAGCCCCACCCTTTCGAGGTGGAGCTGTTGTTATGTTATAGGTATTCCACAATGATTGTGACCGCTAGCAGTATGCCGCCAACGATGATGCTCCAGAATACGATGAACGCACTCTCTTCTTGCTTGTCTGTCTTGACTAGCTTGTTTGGTTTTTTGATTTTCATAATTCTATTAGTTTGTTGCGAACAATGTCGTATAGCTCAGTGAACAAGTCTTGCGCCTCATCGGTGAATGAGATGAAGTCTCCGTTTTCGTCCCGCTCCCATGTTAGGTGCGAGCCAATGCGATGCTCCACTATCTCTGTTGCAATTTCGCTAGCGAGTTTATTGATATAGTTTGGTGTTTTCATGATTTGTATTGGTTGTGTGTTAGTTAGTTAGTTCTAAAGCAAGTCTAATGATATAAATGTCTATATCAGATAAGCCAATTCCTTTTAGTTTTGTCATTTCCTTATCTAGCTTGTCGATTACCTCATCGGTTAGTTTGTCGTTTATATTAATATCCATAATTTTGATTGGTTAGTTAGTTAGTTGGTTTGTAAGCGACATGCTTACACCCAGAAAGCCGTGACCCCGAAGAGCCACGGCTGTGGTATTACTTGGCGACTACGTATCTGATAACTTGCGTTACCTCTACACTTTCTATATGGTTTTTGTAGCCACTTTTTTGTGTCCACCATTCCGCGTGATTGATGGCTTCTTGTTCGCTACCAAAATAATCGATTTCGGTTTCATGTTCATGGTCTTTTGACCACGATGCTTTTACTCCAAAAACATTGTCTGATTTTACGGTATTTACTGTGTATTCTTTCATGATTTTTTGATTTTTGATTGGTTAGTTAGTTAATATTAGCTAGATCGTCGTCGTAATCGAACTCGTAGGATTCGATATACCATTCGCCATTGCGGACGTTGTCTTTGCAGTAGGATTTTAGTTCGTCCATGTCCTCAAAGAAGTGCCAAACGGTTTGATCCCATTCAGTTTGTTCCTCTGTCCACTCGTCGGGGTTGTCGCCCCAGACTTCAAAGGGATCAGCGCCTACTGTTACTTTTGTTTCAGCTGGCTCGTCGTATGGCTCTACGGTCCAGTTCCAAGTGATATCGTATACCTTAATTTTTGTATTCATAATTTTGTTTGGTTCTTGTTAATCGTAAGCAGCATGCTTACACCCAAAAAGCCCCACCCTTGTGAGGTGGAGCCAATGGTTTAAACGTTGTATATTTGCTTTCCGCTTGGATTAAATAGCGCAGCCCATGCAACGCATGAGTCAAACTCTGCGTCATCATAAGCCTCAAAGGCTTTTGCTTTGTTTTCATATAACAACACGTCTTGCGTGTCGCTAGCGTAGTATTGAATGATCACTTTGTATTGTTTTATATTCATATTGGTTCGTGTTAGTTAATTGATTGTAAGTTGAATGCTTACACCCAAAAAGCCCCAGCCTTGTGGGGCTGGAGCTGGCAGTTAAGCAGTTTCTAAAGACCGAAATATTTGACGTCTTTCTTGGTTGCTTATAGGGAATTGAACGCCTGCACGAGCTTGCCATAAGCCCCACTCTTGCTCGACTGCATCCCACACTTGTCTTTTTTCGTGTGTGGTCAGTCTGCCGTTTTCATGTTGCCAGTCTTGCAGGGCTTCTCTCTCATTCCCGCATAAATCACGGGTTTCGATTATAGCTTGAACTGCATCTTGTAGCTTACTGCGTTGCTTTTTCTCCCAGTGAATCAAAGCAGTTTTAGTCGAGCCGAACTGACCGACTAGTCGCTTGAAAGATTCCCATGTGGGCTTCGGCTGGGACAGCGAATCCCATTCTAATTTTCTTTGTTTTGCATTCATAATTTTGATTGGTTAATTGTTAGTCGCAAGCGTTTTGCTTACACCCGAAAAGCCCCAGCCTTGTGGGGCTGGAGCTGTATTTTTAGGACTGTGATTCACTGACTTGTAATGATGCTCTATATTCTATCTCAGCAGTTGAGATTTGAACATCGGCATCCCTGCCCGCTTGGACATATATACTTTCATCGTCCTCGTATGCAGGAACATCGTTTTCCTTGAACCATTTTAATGCTTTTTCTATTGTAGATTCCATAATTTTGATTGGTTGATTGTTAGTCGTAAGCGACATGCTTACACCCGAAAAGCCCACACCCCAAAGGAGTGTGAGCTGTGTGGACTAGTCTATCTGATTGATGGCTTCAAAGCCGCTCTTGATCGTCTTGAGCTTCCTTTCGGCTTCCTCCAGTTCGCAAGCTAGATGGTAAGAGATCTGGAATACGAGGTGAGGTTCATCCCCACGTATCTGGGCTATGAGGTCACGAAGGTTCCAAAGAAAGCCCCCGTAAAGATCTTCGTCGATCACCCACTGTCTAATTGTGGGCAGTGGGTCGTGGAAGCGGTCTAAGTCGTCTCCGAACGAATCTAATAGACGTTTGACGGCAACGTTAGTAATTTTGTATTTCATATTACTTACCTCCTTTCAGTGGCATTGTGTTATAATTGCTGATGAGTTCGCTAGCGAACTGAGTGAACTCAAGTTCGGTCATAGGCTTTTTGCCCGTGAGTAAGCACTGATTCTTGTGCTGTATGTATGCATCTTTTATTGTCATGATTTTGATTGGTTTTTGTTAACGTAGGCAGATCAGAAGTGACCTGCTTACACCCAAAAAGCCCGCACCTTGGAGGGTGCGAGCTGATGTGTTAGATTTGGAATTCTTGCCAGTAACTTAATCCTGTGAATGTCCCGTCAGATCGGTATGTAATGGCTCTGTTGCCATCAAATACAATCTCAATATCCGCACCAGACTTTGGAGATGATATGGACAGGATGCGAAGCGATAAATCGTGTTTACTGTTCAACTCATTCATGTAAGCGTCTAATAGTTCTGCGAATTTAATTATTTGGTCGGTTCTTTTCATATTATTGATTGGTTGATTGTTATTTGTAAGCGGAATGCTTACACCCAGAAAGCCCGTAGCTTGGGAGCTACGAGCTGTTGGATTGCTACGCTTTAGTAGTCACGTTTGTAAGGGACTGTGACGAATCGGTCTCTTCAAGTGAGACTTCTTCTACATCCCATTCGATGTCTCCGACATCCAAGTGCATACCTGCTTCGTAAGGAGCATCGAACTCATCGTCCGCTTGAACTGTTACTTGGATGGTTGCTGTGCATATGTATGTATTACTCATGATATTATTGATTGGTTAATGTTAGTCGTAAGCGACCTGCTTACACCCAAAAAGCCGTGACCCCGAAGAGCCACGGCTGTAATATTCAGGCTACGTCCACCCATTGTTCATCGTGGATTAATTTGCCGTCAAAATAGGGCTTGCCCTTTTTTTGATTGAATCCCGATGCACTGCCTAGAGCGACCAATAAGCCGTTCAAGCGTTCGCGTGTTGTCACCGTATTCCACCCTGCCAAAGTGAGAGAAACCGTGTTGTCTCGCTTCTCTGCTATTTTGTTACCGTGCAAGTAAACTGCCTTGCCATCGGTTGAGGTGTTCCCGACTTGCTTACTTTCACCATCGATGAAAGCTTGCGCGATTTGTTGTGTAACTTTTCTCATAATTTTTATATTTGATTGGTTAGTTAGTTAGTTAGATGCGACCTGCATCTACCTAGAAAGCCGTGACCCCGAAGAGCCACGGCTATGGTATTACTTTTTGATTGCGTCGCAGTAAGCGTTGCTGAGATGCTCGTCAGGCGAGATATACTCTGGTCCGCCATTGTCCTGCTGTATCCAGTATGCGCTTCCTTCGGCTGAGTCGATTAGATTAGTGAAGGCACGTTCCGCACAGTTAACTAAGAGGTCGACTGCGTCTTGGTCGCTGTCCTTATTGTAGGCAAGCTTAACTGCGTCGAGTTGCTCTTTGGTAATCTGGATTCCTCCAAGTTGGATGATGAAGTTAGTTCCGTCGTGTGTGTATGCTTTATTCATAATTTTGATTGGTTGTTGTGATTGGTGGTCTGTATTGCGGGCTTCCAACCGTCGCAGAGTTGCGGCTACATTACCAATCTGTGTCCCACTTGCTACGTCATCGAGGGTGCTGTCTAGCATCCCACTTCTCCACTTACTGATCCTTAGGTGCGTAATGCACGGAGAAGCCATCCGAGGTATCACCGTATCGAAGGTCGGTCTGTCGCATGTATCCGCAAGTCCCAGTGATATCTGTCGGGGCTTCTCAAGCGGTAGAGATGCGAGGTGCGACCTCCGAGGTCGGAGTCGGTAGCGTTTGGACTGTCAAAGAACGGGAACTGCACCACCCATAATGGACACTTCAAAAACTTATACAAGCTTTTTTTTCCAGATAAACTAGGGATCTGTAGTAACTCTTTGATAATCAATGAAATTTAAATTTTTACATTTTCCGTAAAACCATAGAATCCCCTTCACTAAGCACCCATAAACAGCCATCATATGGCATCCTTGGATGGATGCAAAGTGGCACTGGATAAGTCCGCTCGCTAGAAAATAAAAAGCTTTTCCATGCAATGCTTATCCCACGCTTGTATCAAGAATCTGAATACAACTTTGCTAGTTCGATTGTATCAAAAATCTGGATACAATTTAAATGTATCAAAAATCTAAATACAGATTCGATGTATTCAAAATCTAAATACACTCTAGATGTATTTAAAATCTGGATACAATCTAGATTCTATAAATGTATTCAAAATCTGGATACAATTTATAAATGTATCAAAAATCTGGATACAATCTGGATTGCACTTGCAACCAGTGAACATATGTTTACTAGTGTACGTATGTTTACTAGGGGAGGAGGGGGTCAGCTATGCGTTTGCCGTTAGTATATTGTATCATCAAACGCCCCTCTAAAAAATACAAGCCTCATGGGGCTTACTACCCGAATCGTCCCCTTGTGTTACTCAGTAGGGTTACTGCTCTAATCATCCTTTGTTCTAGCGGAGAATCCGGATTCTATGTTGCACGAAAATGCGTGTCAAGCATAATTTTGTCCAGATTTTATAAAGTATTGACATTCATATAAATTCTTTCTATCAAAAAGATAATGAGTGCAATCAATCCCAGCCCTGAAGAGATGCGAATGGACCTAATGGCCAGTATATCTGAGAGTATTCAGGCAGTCAGCAAAGAGAAGGAGGCTATGAAGGTGAACAGTCTAAGCCGTGCAAACCCAGGCAAGGTAGCTGAGATACTGTATCACTACGCTATGGGCGAGACTCAGACCAAGATGGTCAGGAAGTATAAGTTCAATCGAGATACTGTGATCTCAGTTCTAACTGATTATGCGGACCACATAGGGAAGTTCCGAGAGGTAACTGGCCGGCTAGCGGCCAGGAACTACTTGAACCTGTCCTCACTGGAAGAGGACCTTATTGAGAAAGTCCGTGACCGGTTGGAGGGGGATCCGGACTTTGAAGTATCATTTCGTGACCTGAAGGAGCTATCCATAGCTAAGGCGAATGCAGGACGGGAGGCTTTGACTGCTAGAGGTGAAGCAACACAGATCACGGAAGACAGAAAGGTCTTCACGCAGGATGACTACGAGGCTACGATTAAGGCAGCGAGGGCAAGGATACAGGAAGCCAAAATGATAGAGGCAGAGGTGCAGGATGCCTAAGTCAATCATGGATTCTAGCTATGACCCCATCTATGACCAGGTTCGGGGAATACTAGGAGAGCATTTTGAGAACTACTGCTTCATAGTCATGAACGAGCAGGGTGAACTATTTTATGATTACAATCACCTGCCAGCGGGGAGGATGCTTGTGCATGAGATGCAGAAGGAGATTACTGACGGTGACATAAACTTTGAGTGGGAGTTTGAGAACGACCCAGAGGATCTAGAGGAAGAAGAATGACTATTGAGTTCACAAATCATCCTGTTCTAGAGGCTCCTACCGATGAAGAGATAGTCATCCTGGGTGAAGCCGATCCTAAGCTGTTGGTTGAGTTGCATGAGGCTCACGAGGGTAGGATTAAGTCAGCGCAAGAAGATCCACTTCGTCACGGATTTGAACTAACTGGTTGGAGTCGAATGCGGAACGCCTTGAAGGACTACGACGAGGTTATTACCTTTGGTGGGAACAGAAGCGGCAAAACAACAGGATGCGCTAAGATGGTAATGGAGGCTGTGACCGAGAACATGGACGGACACGTTGTGTGCTTCAGCCAGAATGCGGATACATCAATCAAAGTCCAACAGGCAGCTATCTGGGAGATGATGCCCAGAGAGTTCCGTAGGAAGACCAAGAGTATCGATGGTTATGTAAACTACAGCATGCAGAACGGATTCACGGGCAGTTCCTTTATTTTTCCAGATACTAGGACTAGAGTGGACTTCAAGACCTATACTCAGTTCAGTAATAACCAAACCAT